TTCTGCGGCCTCGCCTTGCGTGCCGGCCGATGCACTGATGGCCTTCGCCATCTCGTTGATCTGACCAACGCTCACGCCGGCCGCGCCGCCGGTCAGGATCAAGCCCTTGGCATATGCGTCCTGCTCGGAACTTCCCTGCTTGTAGGCCAACCCCAGCGCCACCACCGCGCCAGCGATGAGGCCGAGCCCGATGCGCGCGGGCGTGATGATGTCGGCGATGCCCTTCAGCGCATTGCCGATTCCGCCAAAGCTGTCCTTGATCTGGCCGCCCTGCTGCACAAGCACCAGCAGCGGGTTGATACCGCCGGCCAGCGATGTGAAAACGTCCGTGAACTGCGCCGGCAACTGTGCGAGAGCCTGCCGCGTCTGTCCGGCACTCACGCCCATCTTCTGCGTCGCAAGCGCCGCCGCCTCGATCTTTGCGATGTACGGCGCCGCCTGCGCACTGACGCCGCGCATCGCCGCCTCTTGCTTCAGCAGCGCGACCTCTTCCAACTGCAACTGCGCGAACGACTTGCCGATCGCGTTGGTGCGCTTGGCGAGCGCGGCCACATAGTTGTCGTTGTCCGTCTTCGTCCGAGACGCCTGCTCCTGCGCGCGCGCCAGTTGCAGCGCCTGCTCCGCAGCCTTGCGCTCTTCGCCGGTCAGGCGCTCCATCGAAGTCGTCAGCGCGTTGATGCGCTTCTCGACTTCGCCCAGGCTGGATGCTGCGGCCAGGTTCTTCTCGAAGCCCTTGAACAGTTCGACGTTCTGAAGTTGCGCGGCCTCACCGCGCAGCTTCGTCATCGTCGCGACAAGCTGGTTCGCAAGCACCTCGTTGACGCCCTTGGCGGCCAACTGGAACTTGTATAGCTGCTCCGGCGAGAGCGAGCGCGCCACTTCGTTTCCGAAGTCAACCAACGCCTGCTTGTCCTGCTTGGCGAGCTTCCCGATGTTGGAGATGTCGACGCCGGCCAGCGACTGAACGATATTGGCGACCTTCGACGTGATGACCTTCTCACCACGCTCGGCAGCCTGGATTGCGCTGCCGATAGCCGCGACGAAGCCTTCAGCGTCGCCGCCGATCAGGATTGTCGAACCACCAACGACTTCTTCAGTCATGCTCAGTCCTTGGTGTGCATCGCGGCCAAAGCAGCGAGTTCAATGATGCGGAGGTTCATGAAGACGTCCTTGCGCTGCGTGCGGCGCGTTCCGGTCACTCGCCAGACTTCCGGCAGCGCGCTGTAGTCGAGTCCGGTGTAGCCGTTCATGCCGGTGCGCCACTGCGTTTGCATCGCCATGAAGACGATGACCGCTTGGCGGTTCTCGGGCCACACCGCAACCGGCGGGCGCTCAAAGTCGGCGTCATCGAAGCCCCATGCCTTCATGGCCTCGCGCTCTTGAGGATCGGGGGCGCGCTCATACAAGCGCTTCCCGATCGCCGTCAGTTTCCCAAGCGGCCTTCAGTCATGCTGACGAAGTAGTCGTCGCCAATCGCCTTCGGTGCCGCGGTGTAGAGCGAGAAGAACTTGCTCAGGTTCGTGGCGTTGAACTCGCTGTCGAGGTTCCAGTCCGTCGCGATGTCCATCGTCGCCGCAACGTCGGTGGCAATCGCCTCGGGCACGCCTTCAACCAGTTTCGGCTCGGGCGGCATGTACGTGCGGCCAGCCTTCTCGTCGGCTTCGCGCCGCACCTTCTCCTGCTCGACTTCAGCGGTGGCTTGGACGTAGTTCTCGCGCGCCTTGGCGATGTACCGCTCGCGCAGTTCAGCCATCTCTTCGCGGGTCCGGTGCTTGAAGGTGAACATCACCTTCAGCGGCTTGCCGGACGGCGTGGGGATTGCCACCTCACGGTCATACGTGATGGGGCCTTGCGGGTCGAGGTCGAGTTTGATCTTTGCCATGTTTGGCTTTCTGTAGTGGGTTCAAAAAGGCCCGTTGACCCGGTAGCGACCCGGCGGGCGTGAAAACGAAAAAGCGCCCCGCGAAGGGGCGCTTCTGTTGACGGCGCGTCAGTGCGCGCCTGGGTTCATCAGGCGTAGCTGATGAGGCGGCCCTGCGCGGCGAAGGTGGCTTGCACCTTGTCGGCAGCACCAGCGGCCTGGGTCGGCGCCTCGGACATCGAGAAGTAGCCGTACCCGTAGGTGGCAGCGCCCGAAGCCTTCACAGACTTGTAGGCGACCAGGGTGCCGCTGCGGGAGATGTCCAGCAGCGTGTCCCAGTTCGTCAGCGACGGATCGAAGCCGATGCCGAAGCCGATGGTCGCGGCGTCGAAGCCGTCGGGCAACTTCAAGCCCTGCAGC